AACGCCATGCACTCCCGTGGTGGCGTCTTTGTGGGCGATCTCGATCCACTTAGAGGTGGCGGTGTCCCACTCGACGAAGTCGCCGTCGGATGGCGTAGGGACGTTGACGTCTCCGATATCGTCGAGATTGGCGGTAGCGCCGCCCTGGAGTGATACCCAGGATGTGCCGTTGTAGATATACCATTTATGCTCGTCGTCCCGGTAGAATAGCTGGCGTTCAGCGGGTGTGCCGGGAAAGCTGGTGCCGTGGATGAGCTCGTGGTGCTCCTCGTCAAGCCACTCTGCTTTGGAGAGCTCGTCTCCGACGTCTGCGTGCCTTATGCCTGACTTAGCCATTTCTCATCCTCGTTGGGCTGGGGACAAGCCCCAGCACTACGTTCTGCGTGCGCTATGCCTGATTTAGCCACTTCTCCTCTCCTTGTGGGGGACAAGCCCCCACGCTACGGTTATACGGTATAGACTGCGATAACAACGGCGTCCCTGGGATTGCCTTCGGGTGTGGCTACGATTACCTGTCTTCCGATCAGCATCTCTGCGTTGTCTATATTGCGGGCTACGTTTACATCGTCGAAGTAGGTGGTCAGTGAGCCGACGAGCTGAACCCCGGCCTTGTAGGTGGCGTTGTCCCAGGTCTTAAGAACCGCAACGCTAATCACTATACAGCTCCATTGGGATGACTCGGTTGTCGCGGGCGATGGCTTTGAGCTTCCTCTCGTAGCGGTCTAGCCTGGTCTGGCCCCACTTGAGATAGTTGGCGGTGGCGTATCTGCCGGCGATGGTGGCTTTGTCCACGGTAAAGAGTGAGGCTGAGGTTGCGAGGTAGCCGGTGGCTCCCAGGACGATGGTCTCCTCGGAGTGCTCGGGGATGGTGGAGGAGTCGGCGGCCAGGGTGTGCTGCTTGAGCCATCTTACCCTGGCATCATCTCCATTGCCTTCGTCCTCCATGTATATGGAGTTTCCCCATACCTCGAAGTGCTGGTAGTAGGGTGGCGTGTTGTCCAGGGGGAACTCCACGGAGTTGACTTTTAGCAACTTGGTGAGGCTGGAGATATCGATCTCGTTTGAGTCGTCGGTGGTGGCTATGTCGTCCTCTTGCTGCAAGGGATGGGCCAGGGAAAACTCCCTCACTACTCTCTCGATGGCTCCGTCGACCTCGTCGTTGGACCAGCGGTAGTTCTGGGCGTCGGTGTCCTGAAGATCTTCTCTGACTCTGGCTCGCATTGTTGCTATGTTCATTCCTTCACTTCTCCTTCACTTCGTTCAAGGACAAGGTTCAAGGACAAGTTTTGGCGGGGGAAGAGAGCTGACCCCCTTCCCTTAATAAAGGAGGTGAAAACGCCGCTGCGGGAGGGAAGCCCGGCGGCAGCTCCCCTCCCTATCGTTTTTACAGCCGTTTGGCTGAAAGCCTGTCTCACACTCATCAGATCTCGCTCTTCCCCAGTTGAAGGTAGACAACGGCGAGGACCCCTGCGGGCTTGCAGTTCACGGCGTCGGTGCACTTGGCCTTGACAACGATGGCGGCACCGTTGCTGACGGCGATCTTATCCTTGTCGAAGCGGGTCTCGCCGTGCTTGGCTCCTGCGGAGCTGTCGGCGCCAGCCAGGGTAACGGTGTTGGGATTCCTGCTGGCGCCGACATAGACGGAGAAGATGACGTCATCTCCATCGCTCTGGGCAGACTCGATCTCGCAATCGAGGCCCCGGATGCAGCCACCCTGGATGGCGTGATATTCAGCCACGGAGCCTGCGCCCTGGCAGGGCTTTAGGGCCTCATCGGTGGTACCCAGGGCGGCGGCGTTCTTGTCAAGCTCGAAGGTGAGGGTGATAATTCCTGACATTTCTACTGCCATAACGTACCTCCTTTCTTAGGGTCTGGGGACTGGAGGCTAGGGGCTCGCGGCTAATCCCTGGTCCCTGATCCCTAGGCCCCATGTTAGTCTCTCACTCCGGTGAGCATGGCGGCCTTGACGGTGGAGAAGTTGGCCAGGGAGCAGTACCACTTGATGCGGGTCCTGGTGGCATCCTTGGTCTCGAGAGATCCGACTCTCTCGACCTGGACCAGCTCGGGGCTGGTGAGGCCGCAGACGGCGCCCTCTCCCAGTCGGAGGGCGAAGATAACGGAGCAGTCGGATGATGTACCCACGGTGTAGCTATCCTTTACCCAGTCGGATATGGCGATGGGGATGCCGTTGTACATCTGGATTTGCTCGCCGAACTTGCCGGGCCGGGTCTCGAGGATGGCGCCTGAGGCGCGGATGAGGTTCTGGATCTTCCTGCGGGACCGGCGGCTCATGAGGAGCATATCGGGCTTGCCGCCTCGAATTAAATCGATAAGGACGTCGAGCTTGGTGAAGGCGAGGGTGGCGCCATTAACTCCTGAGCCGTAGTGGTTGCCATACATAGCCTGCCACTTCAGCTTGGGGCTGGAAGTGCCGTCCTCCACGGTGCCACCCTCGGTGGTGGGCCAGGTGGGATTGGAAGATCCCGAGGTACCGGCCACGATGCACTTATAGAGGAATCCGTTCTCCTCGCCAGCCTCGGGGACGACCACGTCGTCGAGGGCGTAGGCGGTGGAGGCTGCCCAGGCGGTGCCCTTTAGGAGCTTATAGAGTCCGTCGCCCGGGTTGGCATCGGAGCTGATGTCTCCGTTGAGAAAGCAGTTCTCGAACTCATGCCTGAGGGCCTTAGCCTTCTGCTCAATGACGGCTGCCTCGAGGTCCTGGATGTTGCTCCGGGTGGCCTTAAGGAAGTTGTCGACGTCGGCGTCTCCGCCGAGGACCTTGAGGGTGGCGGTGAGCTGCTTGAACTTGGGGGTGGACTCGGCCCAGGTGTCGCCGACGGCGTACCAGCCGACGGTGGGTAGGGCCCACTCCTGGTTATAGGTGAGCGCATTGCCCACGAGTTGAATGAAGGGCAGCTCCTGCAAAATAGGGCTATCCTTGATGACGGTCTCGATGATGCCCTGCAAGAGGACATCAGTGGAGAGCTTTTCTGCTTCTGCTAGTGTTATTGCCATAATTCTTCGTTTGGCGCGAGGGTTCTGGCACGAGGTTCATCAAGGCAGAGGACAAGCCTCTGCGCTACGCCTCGCACTACGCCTCGCACTACATTCCTCCTTTCGTTTGCAGCAAAGCTGCAAATAATTTTGAATTATTCATTTCCACTCCCTACCACCCCTATTCGCGGCGCTGCCGCGAAATTGCGTAGGCGATCTTCTCCCTGGGGGACATTCCCTCGAGGGAGATAGCGCCCCTGGTTGGCGCTCCTGCTGGGACTTTGGTTGCGGCAGCCTCGGCCTCGAGAGACTGCTTGACTGCCTCAACGGTGGCCTTAGCTTTCTCCACGGAGGCATCGATGTCCTCGATGCTCTCGCCAGTGATGATGCCCTCAGGGAGCTGGGGATTGAGGGCTTTAGCCATGACCAGGTATTTGGCTACGGCTGCGTCCTTGGCTTCCCTGGTTGATGCGAGCTCAACCGCGGTGGCTTCGCTTCCCTGCTTCGCTTCGCTTAGCGCGGTTTCCAGTTCGGCGATGCGGGCATCCTTGCCGGTGAGGCTTTCCTCGATGGCTGCCTTAGCTTTCTGCTCGTCCTCGAGCTGGGCCTTGATAGCGGCGAGCTCATCGGCTGCTGAAGCCTCATTCTGTCCTTCACTTCGTTCGAGGACAAGGTTTTCCTGGGTTTCCTGGGTTTCGTTTTCTGGCATAGATTCCTCCTCTTGGGGCGGGGGACGAGCCCCCGCGCTACATGACTTCGATGTTCAAGGTTCAACGTTCAACGTTGCACTTTGAACTTTGAACTCGTTACTCGGGCACCTCCATCTCAGCGGCAACTGCCCTCTCTCTCGCTCCGCCGCGTGTTGACTGTGCCCTGAATTGCTGGTTCATCTCCAGGATCCTCTCCCTCTCCTCCAACCAGCGGTTGAATTCCTCATCGGGGTCCTGGATTCCCATTTCGTCCATGGCGGTCCTTCGGCTGTGGACTCCTGCCTGGACGAGGAGCTGCTCGTTCTGGGCCCGCCTGGCGGTATCCTGGGGAAGTATCGGTCCCCAGACTACCCGGTGGGTGATGCCGTCAAAGTTCTCGCCCAGGTATTTTTCGGCCAGCTTCAGGATCATCGCCGTTCGCTGGTGATAGGCGTTTGTTCTTATGGTCCTTTTGCGGGTGACCTTCTGGATGAGGCTGCCCAGCTCGATGTTGAGGGCAGCTCCGGATAGGTCCTTCTCGACGCCGCCGTAGGCTGCCCGGGGGGTTTCGGAGATGTCGTGAAGGGTGCGGTAGATCAGGTCGATGTAGTCGATGTGGAGTCTGATGCCTCCGCCCTGGAGTAGATCTAACAGGTAGGCTATGGCGTCCTCCGGTATTGCCCAGACGGCGCCTGGCTGGACCTTGATATCCTCGGCCGAGCCAATGTTCTCCAGGACGGCAATGGGAT